TCACAGTTACAGCAGCATCTGTAAGTCCACTTACGTCAATATCGAATTGGAAGCTGGAGTTACTGACATAGATAGTTGTACCACTTGCTTCAAAAGTGAAGTCATCCCAATCAGTACCTAGATCGGAATCAAAACCACTATTGAAATTATTGCGGAATTCCTCAACGGTGTTCAGGGAAGATGAGTAGGTGAGTGATCTAGATGCAGTACCACTGCTACCAAAACTGCTATCAACTGTGCGGGTATAGCCCTCTTCGTGTGGCTCATTACCACTACTGTCGTTGTCTAATTTTGTAATACTTACTGTGTAGTCACCTGTGGTGAATACGTTGAAGTTAATTAGAGCCTCGTCAAACTTCAGCTCATCAGTCTTGGTTGTACTCCACTCAACCTTTTTGTTTGTATTCAGTACAAAGGTTGTATCCTGAATGGTAACAAACTTAAGGTGCGTATTTACATCAAAGGCATCAGAGTTCTTGTCGTTGACAAAGTAGTTATTAGCTGGGTTGTTGCTTGTGGTGTATGTAGGCCACCGGTCATCAGTTCCTGTGTTACTACTGTTGCTAATACTGTCTTCGTAATCATCCTTATGACCTTCAAATACCGGGACAGCATTAGTTGCATCTGAATCATCGTAGTTGTCTTCAACCCAATCTTCCAGATCATCTGCTGTTTCAGTTGCTTCTGTAATTTCTACAAGTTCATATAGATGATGATCCTCAAATTCATTCATGAGGATTGGGTATTCCTCTGTACGCTCAGTACCCTTTTTAAACCTTCTAGCTCCAACACTAAAGATACCGTTGCTAAGCGTGCCGCTTAGTGCGTTCTCGTCTTCATACCAGACAAGGGTTCCATCCTCATCCTCAAGTACAGCAGTTTTAATCAGCTGCTTTATCTGTCCAGTGTAGGTAGTTTCAATTTCAAACAGACTAGTGAACTGATCAATAGTCTTATTGTATTCAGTAAGATAGTTTGCTTGCGCAGTTCTTAGTGGTACAAAGGCTTCAATGTAATCCTCTGTCTCTGCTGCCTCAGTATTCACTGAAGTTTTGAGATCATCGTAGAAGGTGCTAGAGATATTGCTGAGATAATCCGTAAGGTCCACAACTCGTGGTAGACCACTCTCTTTAAACCAAATTCTAAATAGTGGGATTTGACCATCCATAGTGACTTGCCCAATATATTTGGCGTCACTACTCAGGATTGAAAACCATTTGGCGTCATCTGCAGCACCTCTCAGTGGTGCTTCAAATTTTGCACCGGGTCGTTTCATCAAACCCAGAGCGAATTCAGGAAAGGTATTTAGAGAGTCAACAACCTGACCCGGTATTTTTTTTACATCTGGTTGTTGGCTGATACCCCCCAATAGGTTTGGGATCTTCTGGGTTATTGTGCTCATCGGCGATTAAGTGCTTGGAACGGTTGATAACTTGAGGTGTAATTGGTGCCGCCAAAGAAGCTGTAGTCACCCTGTTGGGTTTCATATTCCATCAAAGCTTCTCTAGTTGTTTCCTCGTCTACTGCCAGCAGTTGCACCAGTTCTGCACTACCAACAATTTTGGTTGCGACGATGCGGGCTGCCTTAGCGGTGATGTGTGCTTGGAAGGCATAGGGGAGATCGTTAAAGCGGTAGAAGTAAACGACATCACAGTAGATGTCTTCAGTGAATTCAAACTCTTTGGCGTTTAGCCGGCGGTGCCAGAAGGTGTCATAAAGCTTTCCATCCTTTCGTACCATGTGATATTTGTTGTTGTGCTTGTATGGATTCGCATCCATCTGCAAGACGTTATACGGGATAGAAATTTTGTTGTCAGAATCTGGCGTGAACTTCACCCGATACTCGGTGTTAAAAGTCCAGCCCTCTGATTGCAGCTGTCTATTCACATCCCGAAGGGTTTGAAGAACCGTATAGGTTTCGGGATTCTGCATATCTAGCGTAGTGACAGGTGCCTGTCCCACACTGCTAAGTATTTGATTTACTGCATCCAGTTCGGTGGACACTGCATTATTAGGATTAGGCATGTCGTGTAGATATAAAAAAAGGGAGACCCCAAACGGAGCCTCCCAGTAAAAAGATAGAGATAAGAATCAAGCGATGTCGAGAACGACGCCTGCGGACTCATCGGTAGCAGCAGTCAGCTCATCAGCATCAGCGCCGGAGTCACCACCAGCGTGGATAGCGACAGCACCAGCAACGTTGAGGTGAGATGCACCCATGGCCAAACGGCCGACGATCAGATCGCCTTGGTACATAACACTCACATCACCAGAAGTGGTCTGCACAGAGGGACCAATTGCCTCAAGGATGCCAACGGAATCCTTGTGAACGATCAGACCTTGCAGGTTCTGGTTAGCAGCGTATGCGTAGTCGTTGTTCTCACCATCAGTGTGAGTAACAGCGGTGTTAGAAGTCGGCAGGTTGTTGGACTTCAGGAGCTTGATGCCAGCAATGCTGTACACACCGTTACCCTGTTGCAGGGAGTCACCAACCACGTCACGGTTGACGAGGTTCTGGTCGGTGTCGGTGATCAAATCGTAGTAACTCGCAGGAGGGAGAATAGCGACACGTCCCTCGGCAGGAATATTGCACTCATCGAAGCGAATTGCAGCTTCAAAGAATGCTTCTTTCAGCTTTGCAGCATGACCGGATTGACCACGACGGTTAGCGTTACCGATCTCGATACGGCAACCAGCCTTTTGACCAGCAACTGCACGGCCCTGCTGAGCAGCAAGTGCGGCGGTGCGGAAGATCTTTTGGTCGTATGCGTTTGCGAGGCTGTAGCCCAATTTCCGTGCGATCTCACCGCGCAAATCGTAATGCGCAAGAGTCTCATCGAGATCGTAAACGAAAGTTGAGGCGATCAAGAGATCGTCGATCACGATCATTTTCTCAGCCACGTCCAGGTTGTTAGTGGACGCAGGATCACCGTTTGCATCAACGGTGGCGGCACCCAAAATGGGATTGCCAGGAGTATGGTAGTGACTTTCCAGTTCGCCTGTGAAGATGAACTGCATTGATTTGCCGTTCTTCAGCGTGCGACGAGTAAAGAGTTCACGTGCCAGAGTCTTATTCTGGTAAGACTTAAACAGCTCACCACTGAACAGTTTCAGGTAAAGGTCATATTTACCGGTATCAATACCAGCTTCATAACCCCTAGTGTTACTGTCAGAACCAAGTGAGCCGGTAAGAGTAAGGTCGTCATTATAAAATGACGCAGCCCTCATATCAGCCATTGTTCTAAATTAAATAATTGAAGGTTTACAAGTACCTCCAAGCGCTTGAAGTATTCAGTTTTGTCGTGTGGTCTATCCCACCGTCTAGACGGCGAAGGGTGTCCTCGTAAGGGCCAACGCCAATAGGCAGGGGAGGAATTGCACCTCCCCGTTAGGTCTACCTACCTTGTTTAATGTAAGCAACGCCGCGATACTTCAGCTTGGCTGCTTTCTGTGCAGCCTTCTGCTCATTTACGCGAGCAACAAGTTCAACATGAGGCATGATGAAATCTCCAAAGTACCTAACCCCCGTTCCATGGTTAGGGCGTCATGCGTCCAACATGAAAGTCTCCTCTAGAAGTACACGTTGCAGATTATCTTTTAAATACTCATAGTATTCCTGCTCAATAGGCTCACCACCTGGCCAATGTTTGTGGGCATAGGTGACGGCTTTATGGAGCATCCTTAAAGAGGTGACTGTAAATTGTAGTTCGTAGATGTTTTCTTCCATGTTGGATGAACGTACGTTACTTAGAAGGAATATTTCAGACCAGCTTTAGTACCAACGCCGAGACCCTCAAGCTCCAGACCTTCAGGAGTGATGGCAGAAACCTCACCGTATGCGGAAAGGCGCTTGGTTACAGCAACACTGAGGCCGACCTTGCCAGAGGCAGCGCCGACTTGCTCAGCGTCATCCGGGAAGCTAATTGCAGGGCCTGCTTGGATGTACCAGCTAGAGCTGTCACCAAGAGCATTTTCATAACCCACATGGGTTTCAAGGAGAGTACCTGCATAGTCTTCACCAGCCCATCCAGAGTTGGCTTCGACGTTTACATACACACCTGCAGCAGCAGGCAGTGCAAAGGCGGACACCGCAAGGGTGGAAAGAGCGATTTTGTTAAACATGTAATTAAGTAGTTTGTATAATTAAGCAAGTGCTACAGCTTTAGATTCTGTAGCGGCAAGATCGAGTGGGAAGTTGTGAGCATTACGCTCGTGCATTACTTCCATCCCGAGATTCTGCCGATTGAGTACGTCAGCCCAAGTAGGAACGACACGGTTAGAACTGTCGATGATAGATTGATTAAAGTTAAATCCATTGAGATTGAATGCCATTGTGCTTACTCCGAGGGAGGTAAACCAGATACCAACCACTGGCCAAGCAGCCAAGAAGAAATGCAGACTACGAGAATTATTGAAGCTGGCGTACTGGAAGATAAGACGACCAAAATAGCCATGAGCGGCAACAATGTTGTAAGTTTCTTCCTCTTGTCCAAATTTATATCCTTTGTTATGGCTTTCAATTTCTGTGGTCTCTCGTACTAGCGACGATGTGACCAGAGATCCGTGCATCGCGCTAAACAGCGATCCACCAAACACACCAGCCACACCAAGCATGTGGAAAGGGTGCATAAGAATGTTGTGCTCCGCTTGGAACACAAGCATGAAGTTGAAGGTACCTGAAATACCAAGTGGCATACCGTCACTGAACGATCCCTGACCGAAGGGGTACACCAGGAATACGGCGGTAGCGGCTGCGACGGGGGCTGAGTATGCGACACAAATCCAAGGCCTCATCCCTAGTCGATAACTAAGTTCCCATTCGCGTCCCAGATAAGCGAAGACACCAATGAGGAAGTGGAAGACGACGAGTTGATAGGGTCCTCCGTTATAAAGCCATTCGTCAAGTGACATAGCTTCCCACACAGGGTACAAA